AACTTCTGGGTGAAGATCGCGCAGGAGATCCTGATCCACAGGGGCCACGAGATCCCCTATGGGGCAGATGGCTACCTTGGCGCGATGACCCAGGCGATCCTCAAAAAATTTCAGAAAGAAAAAGGAATCCCGGTCACAGGCGAGCTTGATGGCCCAACCTGGGCCAAACTCTTGGAGGTGGATTAGAAGTGACAGAAAAGATTCTTGTCATCTGCTCCCTCGTGCTGAACATCTCAGCCGTGGGGGCGTTATTTATCAAGCCGCTCAGAAACAAGCTGCTCGGCCTGAATGAGATCCGGGAAGGGCAGAAATGTCTCTTGCGAAGCGACATGCTGTCCATCTACTACAAAGCAAAAGAACAGGACGGAGTGATCCGTCAATATGAGTTCGAGAACTTCGCGCTCCTGTATGCCGCCTACAAAGCAGAGGGCGGCAATACATTTATAGATAAGATCAAGGATGAAGTGTTTAGCATGGAGGTAGTATCATGAAAATGGATTCCCGCACCTATGACATTCTCAAGTACATCGCGCAGGTGGTTCTGCCCGCGCTCGGAACTCTCTACTTCGCCCTCGCTTCCATCTGGGGCTTCCCCTATGGCGAGGAGATCGTCGGCACGATCACCGCGATCGACACCTTCATGGGCGTCCTGCTGAAGATCAGTTCCGACAACTACTACAAGGGCCTTCATTGAGAAGGCCCTCTTTCTTTATAAGGAAGTGATGATATATGGCAGTGACCAATAATCGTACCGCAGTAAATGACACCGGCGCGGGCGGCAATGTTGCGGTACAGGGCTCCAAGTGGCCTACGGCCCCTGCGAATACCGGCACCGGAACCACGACTACGACGGGCGCCACCACAGGCAGTAAACCCGTTCCGGCTTCCGGTCGTACTAACAACTCTGCGAGAGGCGTTACCCCGGAGACCGCGCAGGCTGGGACGAGCACACCCGGATACGAGAGCCCCAAGACCCCTGGTCCGGTTTACGACACCGGTAACGGCGGAGACGGTGGCGCCCCCGCTTCTTCCGCACCTTCTATTGATACTACCGCCGACCCCTACGCTGCGGAGAACGCAGCGGCTGCGGCTACTACTAAGCGTATAGTCAACGGTGTTGACCTGACAGACAAAATCAATGAGGCCAACACAGCCTGGAGCCAGGCCACACAGGGCTACGGCGAGCAGGCGAACAACATCCTTGGTCGGTATCAACAGGGCACCGAGGGAAACATCAACGACTACCAGGGCAATGCCAACGCGATCATCGACCAGCTGAAGGGCCTTACCGGTCAGCAGTTGGCCGAGTATGCCAAATCCACTGGCCAGACAATCGACCAAGCCACGACACAGATCAACAACATCCTCGCGGGCATGCAGCAGAACATGGGCCCCGCCGAGGCAGGCAGAGTGGGTCGTGTGGACACGGTCGAGGAGGAGAACCTTCTCCAGCAGATCGTGGACTCCCAGAAGCAGGAGTCTCAGAACGCGATCGACTACAACGTGCAGAAAGCGACCAACGATCTCCAGAGAGCTGAGGAGGACGCGCAGGCACAGTTCCAGGCGCAGCGGGACCAGATCGCCGGGCAGGAGAGAACCGCTCGCGATAACAGCGCGCTTTACTCAGAAATGAGGGGCGACCGCGGCGGCATTGGCAAGGCTCAGTACGACGCCATCGCCAACACGGCGGCGACGAATCAGCTGACCGTCAACAAGGAACAGACCAAGCTGGCCACCGACACGGCGAGACAGATCGCCGACCTGCGGGCGCAGGGCGAGTTCCAGAAGGCGGACGAACTGCTGAAGATCACCCAGTCTTATCTGTCCCAGCTGATGCAGCTCAAGCAGTGGGCTGACGAGACGAACGTCTCCATCGACGAGTTCAACATTGGCGTCGATCAGTGGGAGCAGGAGTATAACAGCAAGATCCAGCAGGCGCTTGGCGAGCTTGGTATGAACGCAGTGCAGTACACGACCGGGCTTAACCTCGACCGGCAGCAGTACCTCACCGGTCAGGGCATCAACGCTGCAAACACGGAAGCCCAGCAGAGACTCGGTGTGGAGAGCGACGTCAACAAGCAGCGGCAGAGCCTCAACGACGCTCTGGCTTCGTATGGTCTGTCGAACGCGAAGTACATGTCCGACTCCGACATCAATCGGATCACGGGTATCCTCTCTGCCCTCCAGCAGAACGCTCAGAATAAGGCGAGCACCGAGCTGGCTGCGGCGAACGTCACCGGCGCGCTGTCCGACAACACGCTCACGATGGCGAACCGCGAAGCGCAGGCGGATCGCGCGGCTGCTGCGGCGCAGCAGATGATCGCCTCCGGCATCACCCCGACCGACGCTCAGCTCAAGGCGATGGGCTGGAGTAAAGACCAGTACGGCGCCTATAAGAAAGCGCAGGAGATGGCGGCTGCTGCCGCAGCAGCTGCGGCGAGCGGCGGTGGCCGTAGCCGCTCGAACGATCTGGATAAGCAGTTGCAGGTTCTTATCCGTGGCAATGTCCAGAATGACATCATCAGCAACTTCCTGAAGAACAGTTCGTTCACAGACTACAGCCAGGCGGACATTGATGCCGCGAACGCGCGCTGGGATAAAGCCCAGAAGGGCGGCTACAGCGGCACGGCAGACTACGACTTCGGCTGATCGGTCAGCCGAAGAACGAGGAGATAAGTATGGCGAGAAATAAAAACTCAACCCCTACTACAGCCAGAGAACTTCTGGGCGGCATTCAGAACGATGCCGCCCAGATCCAGTATAACTCCGGCTTGGACCATTGGTCTCGGAACACGGGAAGTCTCAGGCAGCAGCAGACGGACTTCAACAATTACCTCAACTCCGGCAACTACAGCTTAGACAACAACAAGAAGTATCGGGATATGGCCACCCAAGCGGTGGCCGATCTCGATACCGAGATGAAGCGGTATGGTACCAGCTCCAACGAGTACAAGACGCTCAAGGGGTACAAGACCTACTACGAGAACGCTCTGCCTACCTTCGACCGACTGGACGTCGGCGCGAATGTGCAGGACTACTTGTCCTATGATCAGGACGGTCGATATACGAATTGGCACACCGAGGACGATTATAATACTCAGAAGTCTTACCTGGACGGTAAGAAGCAGGAGATCCAGTCCCAGATGGACGCGCTCGATGACCAGAACTCTGCCGAGTATCAGGACCTCGCATCCTGGCGTGACCAGCTCGATCGGTTCTCGGAAGCCCTGGATCACCGTAATGCCTACGACCGAAACTTTAAGGACCTCGACGAGTACACTGCCTACGAGCGGTCCGCGGATTATAAGAACAGCGTTCAGGCCATCCAGCAGAGAGACCAGCTGCAAGACCAGCTGAAGGAAGCCGAGGCGGACTATAAGCGGCTTCAGATGAAGTACCAGTTCGTCACCGACCTTGGGTCACTGTCGCCGGAGGAAGCCCAGGACTATGACCGGATGATCCAGCGGCAGCAGGAGATCGAGCGTATCAAGCCGGATCTCGAGGCGATCAACAAGGACATCAACGGCATGGAGTACTTCCAGGCGGAGGATGCCCTCTCGAACATCGCCCGCGAGTACGGCCCGGATGTAAACCTCGAGGAGCTCGTCGGTAAGCTGAAGGAAGATCGTGAGAAGGCTGAGAAGCTCGGCGGCAAATACTCTGAGGACTACGCGAAGATCGATCTTCAGATCCGCGCGCTCGCTGGCCCGAACGAGAACGGCACAAACGAGAACGGCCTCTACGATGAGCAGATCCCCCTTGGCAGGTACACGATGTCGAACTTCGACGTGGAGAACGCCGAGGCGGAGATCGAGAGGATTGACAAGGAACTCGCTGAGCTCGGGGCCACACCTGATACGGTAACCGGTCGGCTCATTGATAAGTTCGGCTTCCTTGGCGCAGTCGGCGCCGGCATGAACCACAACCAGTTTGGTGTTAACACCGCAAAGGATGTCGGCGAGGCGGCGGCTCTCGAGAACGATCCTCGGGTCATGGAGCTTCGTGCCGAGAAAGCCAGCTGGCAACAGAAGATCAATTCTTCTGACAGACTTAAAGGTCGGAACCACATCGATGGGAGCTACGCCGGGTTGGAGGACAAGGACGCGCTTGCAGAGAGAGGTGCCGGCCTGATCCTCACGGATAACAAGGGACCGCTCGGCCACAGTACTTACCAGAAACCGGATGCCGAGGCAGGAGAGAACGGAGACCTCGGCCGGTACTTCTCATATCTGACGGATGGCAATGACGACCCGCTGAAGGGAACCGTCTACGCTCAAAAAGCGACAGACATCCGCAATAAACTGTACGCGGCGATCGCTGCGGAGAACGAAGGCCGAGACATTGGGTACACGGTAGACGATGTTCTCAATGCCTACGCCGGTGACATGTCGATGATCGCGGCGTTGAAGGACTCTGAGAAATATAAAGGCGAGGGCAGCGTTGGCCGCTTCCTCTCCCAGGAGGCCTTCATGCTGGGCGGCGCCGCCTGGAACAACATCGCTACAATGGGCGATCTATTTCGGGAGGATGTTCGAGAGGCCAACCGCCTCGAGAATATGCACGGCCTGATCCGCGAGGACATGGGCGAGCACTACGATAATCTCAATCTTCCCGGCGGGGCTAATCTGGCCCAGACCGTTGCTGACGCAACCTGGACTACAGGTAACATGCTTCCGTCTATACTGGCCAGTAGCCTGCTGACCGGAGGACTCGGTAAGCTCGGCGTTGCTACGAAAACAGCGCAGACCGCAGGCAAAGTTCTCGGCGCCGGCATGATTGGTCTTTCCTCCGGCGGGCAGTCCTATCAGCAGGCGCTGCGCGAAGGCTGGAACAAAGACGACGCAAGACTGTACGGTACTATTCTCGGTGCGGCTGAAGTCGGAACCCAGTACCTCATCGGTGGTATTGGTAAGCTCGGCGGTGTTTCGGAGGACGTGCTGCTGAACGCAGCGAAGGGCATCGACAAGGCCGCCGTCCGACTGATCACGGAGACCGGTATCCACATCGGGTCTGAGGTTGCAGAAGAACTTGTCCAGAACAGAATCGAGCGATACCTTCAGTACGATCTGTTCCGCCAGGGAAACGCAGACTGGTACTCGTGGAACGACGACGACTGGTATACAGTTCTCGTCACGGCGATTTCTACCGGCGCAATGGAAGGCGCCCCTGGCGCAATCGGCGCGATTAGGTCTACGAAACTTGGCAACCAGCTGACCGGCAACGCCATCCCCGGCAAGGCGGTTCTTAAAAGAAACCAGGCGAACAACGAGCTGATCACAGAGATCGGCAAAGCAATGCAGGGCGACGAGGCCCTGTACGAAACGCTGACCACGATCGGCACTGAGCTGATGGAGGAAGGCTCCCCGGCATACGAACTTGCTGAGCAGATGAAGTCCGGTAAGGCAGCGAGAAGTGCTTGGAACTATGGGTCTCTCTACTCCGAGATCCTCTCCGAGTACAGAGCTAAAAGCGGGAAGTCCGGGGTAGCGGACGGTATGGCTGCCGTTATCGGCGGCGCTATTAAGTACCACGAACTGAAGCGCGCAGAGGACACCGTTTCCCAGGCGAAAGAGCAGGCCGCGCAGGTCCGCAGAGAAAACCCCGGCGCCGAGGTCCTCGAGGCGAACGCCTCGGCTCTGGCGACGATGGGCGTTGGCAATGCTGCGCAGGCCACCGAGTACGGCGCCCTTGCCAACAAGGTCCTGAGCGGCACGAGTCTGAGCGACGCTGAGATGCAGAAACTGCTTGGCGACAGCACGGCGGCGAAAGCCACGCGAGTACTCCTCAGCCGGCAGAGCAGCAATCCCGAAGCTCTTCGTGAGCTCAACCTCTCCCTGACTCGCGGGAACACTGAGGCCGCGAAAGCAGCGATCAATTCCCAGATCGAGGAAGTCCGAGCGGCGAAGCAGTTGCAGCGACAGGCGAACATCGAAGCGGTTGCGCAGGCGGCGGCTGAAGCTGCGGATCGATCCGCGGTCAGTGCTGCTGCGGCGAACGCTGAGAGATCTCCCGCGGCGGTAGCCCAGGGGCAGGAACGTGTGGTCGCCTCTACGGTCAAGGCCGTGCAGAAAGCCGACACCGAGCTCGAGGCGGCGACCCGTCGTCTTGAGCAGCTCAAGAAGATGTCGTTCAAGGAACTGGCGAACTCGAAGCTCCTCGGCGAAGGTGGGGCGGAGGTCCTGGTCAACGCTGCTACCGATCAGGACATGCGGCAGCAGATGGCAACTTTGCAGGATCGCGCTGAAAAACTCTCCGCGGTTCGATTCCCCAGTCAGGCGCAGCGCACTGAGTTGGCCGACATCCGTGAGCAGCAGGCCGCGCTCAAGGAGCAGATCGTGGCCAACGCAGAGTCGGTCCGCAGCCAGCTCGAGGCGAGGGCTTCTGCGAATGCTTCTCGTGGCTCCGCAAACGTAGCGCAGGGTTCTGTGAATGCAGCGCCGGCCGCGAACACCGCAGCAGCTCCTGCTGAAGCAGCGCAAAATAGTTCCGCCGACACGATCATCATCCCCGGCACTGGGGCACGGATGAGCCGTGAAGGCTTTGTTCAGAATTACATGGCCCAGAACCCCGGGGTGACCCTGGAGCAGGCCAACGCAAGGTTCGATCAGTACGCCGAACAGACCGGCGCAGTAACGAAAGGAAATGCTGAGAATGGACAGACAGCAGATCAAGACCAAGAACGGAACGATGTGGGTGAGCGCGGAGATCGCGCGGAAGATCAAGGACGGAACAATCAATCCGAACAGGCAGCTGAGCGAAGCGGAGCTGACGAGTTTGAGGAACTCCGCACTGATGGCAGCCGACCCGAAGACGCCCCAGCAGCCCGAGTAACAAAGGGCGCGTCCAGGGTAACCGACGACAACATCGAGGTTATCACGGACGACTATGCGGATCTCCCGGATCTGACCGCCTCGCTCAAGAGATCCGGCTTCAACAAGATCACGTACATCCTGGACGGCGATCTCGTGAACGACCTCGGCGACAGCGTGGCCGCTGTGTACAACAACGGCGAGCTGTTCCTCCGTCTCGATTACCCGCAGACCGGGTATGACTATGTCGGGACTGCCGAGCATGAGCGCCTCCACCTGAAGCTGGAACTGATGCGGGCGAAGTTTGGCGACGAAGACGGCAAGGCTTTCGTCTCCACCACCCTCCAGTCTCTGCTTGGCCGCGAGGCTTTCACGAAGGCGTTCGACGCCTATGCCAAAGCCTATGGCCCGGTGTACCTGGCGAGCGGGCTGTCCGTCGACGAAGTCGCGCACATGATCTGCGAAGAGATGCTGTGCGACATGGTCGGTGGTATCAACAACTTCGGCACGGATCTCGGTGACTATCTGGAAGACGCCGAGGGTATCCTCGAAGCGTCAAAGTTCAACGTGGTCATGCAGAACCTGGTCGATAATCCCGCCGGCGATCCCGGCACAGTGGTCATGGAGGAGATTGACAAAAACGCGCTGCCTTACGGTATCCCGGCAGACACGCTGATCTCTTCGGAGAACGTCGACAATCCGAGTACGCAGCCGGCAGACGCCTCGTCTGTGTCGAAGTATGCGTTCTTCGGACTGGCCGAAGCGCTTGGGTTTAAGGTCGACCAGACCGGTTCCAAGAATAAGGTCTACTATCTGAATGACGAAGACGCCAAGCTGGGTCGCAACGGATTCACCCAGATCACTGTCGACATGATCAAGCAGTCGCCGATCGGGGACCTGATTCGTTACTCGGTGGATAAGGGCGACATCACCGCCGACGAAGCAAAGCAGCAGCACAACCTTTTCGCTTCCATCGCCAGCATCACGGACCAGACTCATGACTTTTACCAGGCCATGCAGTTCATGGGCTCGACGATCTTCACGGCACTGAAGGCTAACAGTGACACCCAGTACGGCACCACCTACGACTTCCCCTCTATCTGCACGAAGACGCAGGCGATCATCAACGAGATGAGCGCTCAGATGGTGGCGAAGGGCAGATCCCTTACGGAAGACGAGATCATCGAGGCCTACAACAACGTCTTCAATGACGGCAACCCGGTCCCGTGCCCGGAGTGCTACGTGTTCTCCCGCTGGGTTGGCATTGGTGGTCTGCTCGACAACATCCGGTCCTACCAGGATCGCTTCAGCAAGATGACTGTTGACGAGGTCATCGCCGCCTATGACGAAGCCAGTAAAGACGTGGAAGCCTTCGCAGAGAACAGCGGCCTGTCGCAGGGCCGCGCAAAGATTGCTTTTGCAAAGCAGCTCGACAAAGAGCTTACGAATCTCAAGGAAAATATTCAGAAGAAAGAGAACCAAGGCGAGCAGGTACCGGCTGCCGATTATAAAAGATTAGAGGACCTACAGGCTGAAATTCCGACGATCCGCACAATTACATGGATCGATGATGTTTACTTTGGCGGGAAGGCTCACAAAGCCTCGAACGTCAATCCGAACTTTGCGGTACCTCTCGAGGTTCTCTATGATCTGAACGAAGGTGAGACCTTCGCAAGAGATTATAAAGAAGCCTGGGCGTTCCGCACCACGCAGGGCGCCGGCTACGGTAAGGCCATTACTCCCTACGCCGAGGCGATCCTTGGAGAGGGTATGCTGGTTACGACCAACACGACCAAGTCGATCAAGGCAAAGGCCAACGGCAGTCTGAACAACCCGTACCAGACTGAGCGCGGCAGGATCACGGAGAACAGCGCGAGAGGGAAGAACCTCAAGGCGGCCAGACAGAAGGAGCTGAACCAGCTGTTCATCGGTGGCCAGCGCCTCCAGTCCACGTCTGACGCGCGCTTCGATAACGCCGTCGACTATCTGCTCTCGGCTCTCGAGCTTCAGGCGATGCACTCTGGCGCGCAGGTGTACACGAAGGTACCCGGCGCGGTGGCATTCTTCAATGCCTGCAAGTACTGCACGAATATGTCCATGATGCCGAAGGGCGGCGGCCTCGATGCGAACGGCACCCCGGTTGACACGAACGTGGGCGGCATGGACCCCACGACGATGATGATGCTGCGCAAGCGTTTCGAGTACGCCGGCTCGATCACGATCGGCGTAAACGACGCGCATATCCGCGCACTCATGGCGCAGGAGTTCCGCGACTTCATCATCCCGTACCACGCCTCCGGCGGTAAGATGACTCTGATCGAGTCCTTCCGTCAGACGCAGGACCCGGACCTGAAGGGTACCACGATCCGCAGCTCTGACTACACCAAGACCCAGAGCGACAAGATCCTGAACGACAAAGTCCTCCGCGACAGTCTCGGCAAATCCGAGAAGGAGATCGAGGACATTCATAAATTCCGCGAGACCCGCCTCTGGATTCTGACTGGCGGCAAGAGCGGTGCCTACCACAGCGAGATCCTCAACCCATATGAGGATGGCATCACCGAGGCTCAGAGCAATGCGCGCAAAGTCCTTCAGGGCATGTACGCTTCTATGCAGCAGGGCGGTAAGTGGAACGGTGTCAAGCTGGCCAAGGGTAAGGTCGAGCACCAGATCTTCCCGAACGAGTTCTGGGACGTCGACTCCACCTACGAAAACAGCAGCGTGAACACGCAGCGGTACCTTGACTACTGTGATGCACTTGGCTTCCTGCATCGCTTCTCTGGCAAGACCGTAACGTACAACCGCAAGACAGACAAGTCCGAGATCGTTCAGGTTACCGGCTATGACCGGAACGGAGAAAAGGTTCCGCTCACCGACCTGGCCTATAAGAACGGCACGGACGGAGAGATCGAACCGTTCTTCTGGAAGACCCTGACGGATCGCCGGATGTATGGTAATAATGGACAGTACCTCGAACAGCCGAACGTGGATCTCACGAACCTCAGAGCAGAAACGGTGACGACCTTCGCGGCGCCTATGGGTGAGCGCAGGTATAACCACCGGGTGTCGATGACGAACGCTGCGGCGAGAGCGGCGAATGTGTCGAGGAACTCGATTCAGTCTGTCGAGGAGGTCCCGGCGGAAGCCGTAACTGAAGAAGTGTCTGAAGGCGGACGGCCGATCCCGCGCTACTCTATGCGCGAGACGGATCCCGAAACCCTGAAGTTTTTGAACGACCAGCTCGAAAAGGGCGAGGTCGTTCATGCTTATAAGACCTTCCTCGAGCTGACTGACGAGAACGGAAACGTCCAGCTATACCCGCCTATGGCCACCAAGCAGAGTGTCGGGGGCAAGCGCCAGATGGCTAATGCAATGGCGATCGGCGAGTGGGAAAAGTCTGTTGGCAACCCGAACTCCAAGAACATTTTCTACGACAAAGAGAAGAAGGGCTGGTACTACAACCTGATCAAAGAAAACGGAGACTCGGTCCCCGCTGCGTATGACCCGTACCAGCACTCGAGCAACGTCGTACTGAACGACCAGTTCGAGGCGGCATGGCGGCGCCCCAACCTCGTGACCTACGAAGTGGTGGTACCCCAAAGTGAGATGACGAGCGGTTATCACTACGAGGCGGAACGCGATGACGGGCAGGTGGTCAGAGCCGCTCTTCCTGTCGGTGAGCATCCGTGGAAGAAGGGAACCGTTGCGGACAAGCTCGAGAACACTGATCGCTCTGTGTATATGTCGCGTTGGCTCATGCCGGTTCGTCGCTTGGACAACAGCGAAGTAGCACGCATGTACAAAGAGATCCTTGACAAGGAGCAGTACCACGTGGCGATTCCGTTCAACGTCGTACCTCCTGGATTGCAAGAGGAACTGGAAAAGATTGGCGTTCCTATTGACTATGCCGGGTCTCCACAGTATCGCTCTTATGGTCAGAGATATGGGGCAGATCGCTTCCCCGCTGGTCGGCCAATCGTTGAGGGTGTGGATCCGAACGCCCAGCCGACAAAACCGATGAGACCTGAAAAACCGAAACGGAAGAAGAGCTCGAAGGCAAAGACCTCCGAGAAATCCCGCTTCTCCATCCAGGGGCAGCCGGCGACGCCGCAGCAGGCGCAGGCTCGTTACTCGATCCAGGATGAGCAGTCCAACAACTGGGCCCCGGAGTTTTACTCGAAGATGGCCAACACCATCAACGAGTGGACGAACGGCAAGGGGCAGCCGCTGCCGCCGAAGATGTCGGCACAGCAGGTCCTTGGCTGGCTCAAGGGCAAGGGCGTTAAGTCTGAAGAGATCAAGTGGTCCGGCATCGTTCCCTATCTCGAAGGGAAGAAGACGGTTACCAAGGAAGAGCTTCAGCAGGTCATGGCCGAGAACGAGATCAAGATCGAGACCAAAGTCCTCGGACGTGAAGTTGTTGGGGAAGGCTCATACTACGAAGGCATGGACCCGAGAGACGGCGGAGACTTTGAGATCGGCGGCATCGACGCTGTCATGGATTACATCGACGAGCTCGCCGAAGATCTCGGATATGAAGAGGGCTCCCTTGAGCCAAGACCTGATCCCTTCGATGGCTGGGTTCATGTAGTTGACACCGCCACCGGAAAAGAGGTAACGGTCATTCAGTACCATCCCCCAGAGGTCAATGACCAGACCCGCTGGTCCGATTACACGACCCGTGGCGGCGACAACTACCGCGAGATCCTCTTCAAGCAGCCGGGCCTCGAGTATATCAATGACTCAATGGATGTCCACTGGGACGGCGAGCAAGGTGTTCTTGCCCACGCTCGTGTTCAGGATATGTATGACGCCAACGGTGATCAGGTCCTGTTCGTTGAAGAGATCCAGAGCGATCTCCACAACGCTGGCACAAGTCGTCCAGGGCCGGAGAATACGCGAGGTCTGACCAGAGAACACAGTCCTTCCGGGTTTGCGGAGGGTGAACGAGCTGATTTCCAGCGACTTTTGAAGAAGTCACAAAACGACGACCTCTCTACCGAAGAGGAAAATCAATATCGCATATTGGCTCGTAAGTATTTGGGGGACGCCCAAAACGCGTACAACGAGGCTATGGCGAAAAGGCGCGCTGTTGGGAGCCTCGAGTATCGCTTGGAGGAAACGGTCGGAAACATTCTAATGGGCATCGGCTATAGACAATATACTGATGCTGGTCTCATTCAGAATTGGATTAGAGGGGAACGAGATAATCTTCTGTATGACAGCAACTGGCGGGTGGAGCAGCTCGCGCGAGCGGAGGTACAGAACAACCTAAGCCAAGCGGATGAAGCGCAGTTGGCAGAAGTTCGGGCTGCTTTCAAGGCTGTAAAAGACGCAGCAGAGGAACTAACGGTCGCCAACAGGAACGCAACAAATGCGCCGCCTGATGTTCCCTTCGCTGGGTCTTCTGATACTTATCACGAATACGTGATGAAGCATCTGCTCCGGCTGGCAGCGGAAGGTGATTATGATTCCGTGGCCTGGACCACGGCAGACATGCAGTCCCGTCGGTGGAGCGATCAGTTCGCAGAAGGCTATCGTATCGAATACGACCAGAAACTTCCCAAGTTCATGAACAAGTACGGCAAACAGTGGGGCGCCCGAGTTGAGCAGACGCAGCTCGACACCGGCGACACTGTCTGGTCCGTGAAGATCACCCCGGAGATGAAAGAGTCCGTGCTGAAGACTGGCCAGCCTCTCTTCTCCATCCAGAACGACAGCACCGAGACCACCAACCCCTACCCGGAGAACACTCTCCAGCATGATATGCTCGAGGCGGCTCGCAACGGCACCCTGTCTGAGTGGGTCACCGAGCAGATGAACGCCCATGAGGACGCGCTGGAGAACGCCAAGATCCGGCCGCCTGTGATCCCGAGCAAGGGCTTCGTCCCGAAGGTCACCGCCCAGGAGAAGGCAGCGCTGGAGAACAGACGCAAGGGTCTCATCCAAGCGAAGGGCGCCATGAAGCCGAACGAGAAGTCGAACGGCTTCGCCATGCCGAGAGCCGACGAGACCGGCAACCGATTCCGTCGCTTCCTTCAGAACGCCGGCTCCGCCGAGGAGCTGAAGGTAGCCCAGGATCAGGTCGAGAAGTTCGCCTTCACCGACGTGGCCGGGACCTATGTGCCGGACTCCAACAAGGCGGACCTCAACTGGGCGAAGAACGTGATCTCTGAGGATGGCCTTGACTCTGCGGTCAAGCAGTTCAACCGCGAGGCCATGAAGATGGAGATGCCGTCCAACGTCACGAAGAGCCTGGCCCTTGGCCAGCAGCTCCTCATCGAGACGAGCCGGCAGGGCGACATGCAGAAGTTCCTCGACGTTCTCTCGTCCCTCACGCTTCTGTCCAGCCAGGCCGGTAAATCTCTGCAAGCGTTCCGTATGCTGAAGCAGTCCGGCCCGATCGGAGAACTGTACTACGTCCAGAAGGCCGTGGGCCAGCTCAACGATAGGAATGCTGACAAGATCACCGCCGGTAGGATGAGCGAGATCACCGTACCGGAAGACCTCGCAAACGCCGTCCTGATGGCCTCTACGCAAGAGGCGCAGGACAAGGCGATGGACGAGCTTATCTCTGGCATCGCAGCGCAAGTCCCGGTCACACTGATGGACAAGTGGAACGCCTGGCGCTACATGGCCATGCTCGGCAACGCGAGAACGCACGTCCGAAACATCATCGGCAACGCCGTCTTCGTTCCGCTGCGTTTCGCCAAGGATCTCATGGCCGCCGGCGGTGAGTTCCTCGCCACGAAGACGGGCCTCATGGAAGAGCAGGATCGCCGCAAAGCTATTTCGGTTTCGCGTGAGCTGCGCGATTTTGCGAAGCAGGACGCGCTGGCTATGCAGAAGGAGCTTCAGGGGAGCGGCAAGTACAATCCGGCGCGCGAGATTCTCGACGCCCGAAAGATCCTTCCGGGATTCCTTGAGACGCTCAGTCGCAAAAACGGCGAGCTCCTCGAGTACGAAGACTGGCTGTTCCTGTCCCCGGCATATCAAGGCGCTCTCTCCCAGGCGCTGGCCCACACGGGCTACTCCCTCAGTGAGATGCTGGATGGGTCCAACAAGGATGCCGTTCGTGCCCTGAACAATGCCAGACGGATCGCGATCGAGGAAGCGCAGAAGGCAACCTACCGCGACTTCAATGCCGCGGCCTCGATGCTCAACCGTATCAAGAGAATGGAGTCCGGCAGGACGAGCGACAAGGTCATCGGCGTACTGCTCGAAGGTATCTTGCCGTTCACCAAGACTCCTATCAATATCCTCCGCCGCGGCGTCGAGTATTCCCCGATCGGCATCGCGAGCTCCATCTTCGAGGCAGCAGCCAGCGTCAAGAACGGCAACCTCGATGTGGCCCAGTTCATCGATCACCTGAGTGCGGGCCTGTCCGGTACCGCGGTGGCAGTACTCGGCTACCTCCTCGCCAGCCTTGGCTACATCCGCAACAAGAAGGATGACAAGGAAGAGGAGTTCGATAAACTGCAAGGCTACCAGGACTACAGCATCCAGATCGGCAAGGTCAGCGCGACCATCGACTGGGCGGCGCCTACCGCGCTTCCTCTGTTCACTGGAGCGGCTGCCTACGACATGATCCAGAGAGACGAGGGCCTCGAGTGGAAGGACGCCTGGGACGCGATGATGATGATCGCCGAGCCCATGATGTCCCTGTCTATGCTGGATGGCTTGAACAGCACCCTGTCCGCTGCATCCTACGCAGACGACAGTCAGAAGCTCGCCACCGTGGCCAGCTCCGCATTCACGAGCTATATCGGCCAAGCGTTCCCGACGCTGCTCGGTCAGGTTGCCAGATCGATCGACGGCACGAGACGCTCGACCTATGTGGACAAGAACTCCCCGGTACCGACCGCCATCCAGCGGTTCGTACAGAGTTCCGTCCAGAGTAAGACCCCAGTGTGGGAAGAGCAGAAGATCCCGTACATCGACCAGTGGGGGCGCGAGGATACGGTCTCGAGCAGGTTCCTTGGGGCGATGGAGAACTTCCTCTCCCCGTCCTACGTCAACATCGTACACACGACCGACGTGGACGAGACGCTGCGCGATCTCTACGACACGACCAAGGACAGCGGCGTTCTGCCGTCCACGGCGGCGAAGTACTTCAGCGTGGCAGGCGAGCGGAAGGACCTCACCGCGGACGAGTACGTGTCCTACGCCAAGGACGTGGGCTCGACGAAGTACCAGCTCCTCACGAGTCTGTTCGCCGATCCTCGGTACATGAGCCTCACTGACGATCAGAAGGCTGAAGCGGTCAGCGTGATCTACAAGTACGCGACGGCCGCCGGCAAATACCACATCGATCAGAACTACGACCTGCATGCGCAGGGCAAGTGGATCGAAGAGGCGGAAGCCGCAGCGACCGACGTGCAGAGGTTCAACCGAATCTGGGAGTACCTCGAAGAGCACTTCAAGAAGTAAACCCTAAAACGATTAAAGCCCTGGGAAGGATAACCTTCTCAGGGCTTTTTTCTTTTATCTCAGCGGGCGTTCATTGTCCCGTTTATTGTACAGTGTGACTTTGCGTTGCACCTACAGTCTTGCGCAACCCTCGAATCCGTTGCGCTGCAACGGATACGGCAGTAGGGGATAAAGGTCTCCAAAACCGTAGGCCGAGGGTTCGAAGCCTTCTTCCCCTGCCAATCCCGGAACTGTTGCAGCGCAACGGTTTCGGGATTTTCTTATTTATTCACTGTCCAATAAAACGGGTTAACATAATGGGTGAAGTGCAACGTTTATTTGCGCTCAGTTGCACCTATTTTCACCCGGTTGCGATTAAAATGTTGCACCATGTTGCACCTACATTGCAGCGCGGATCTTGTCTGCTGTCTGCTTCCGGCGCTCCTTGTTCATGTAGTGCGTGTAGACCTCCAGCGTGATGTCGACGGTGGCGTGGCCAGCCAGGTACTGCACCTCTTTGATGTCCAGCCCCTGCTCGAACCACCGGGTGATACAGGTGTGGCGGAGAAGGTGCGGGTGAACTTTGAAGTCCAGGGTTCGCGCAACTAATTCGCGCTGGTTATCCTTGAGCTTTTCGATGGTGCGGCGATCGATCAGAGCCCAGAGGTTCCGGTACGAATCGTAGGAGTGGTGGCTGCCGTCCTGCTTAGGGAACACCCAGAGGGACTGGCTCTTGCTTTGTTCCCTACGCAGCTCATCGATCACGCTCCACGGTACCGGGATTGTACGATGCGCGTTCTCGGTCTTCAGCTCCGTGTTGATCTCACCGAGACGATTCTCCTCCGGGTAAACGATGCTGCGGTTGACAGTGATTTCTCCTTCCTCGAAGTCGATGTCGCTCCACATCAAACCGAGCGCCTCGCCGATACGAATCCCACTGGCGAGGAGAACCGATACAAGAAGATGTGCGCGGGTACCCTCGACCGCTTTGAGAAGTGCTGCTGACTGAGCCTCAGTCAGTGGCACTTTTTCACAGGGGTCAGCCCCGCCGGCTTTGATGCTCTTGCTGACCGGCGTCCTGGGGATCATGCCGTTCTCCACGGCTACCTCAAAGATCGCACGAGTGTACTGAAGGACCTTCTTCTGCGTGGACTTGGAGTAGTCCTTGACCGAAGACATGAGCTGCTGGATGTGGATCGGCTTCACATCGACTACCTGCATATTTCCCAGAACGGGAATGATGTACCGAGTCAGTGTGTTAGTGATCGTCTCCTCGGATCTCTTATGCAGCTTCCCCTTCTTGTAGAGGTCGAACCACATGTCGGCCAGCTCGGAGAAGGTTACCTTGCAAGAGATGTCCACACCCATACCTACTTTGATCTTGGCTGCGTCTCTTTTCTTCTCAGCCTCCTTCTGTGTTTTGCCCCGGAAGTATTTGCGTGTTCCGTCCGGGAGCTGAAGCGTTACCGTGTACAGTTTCTTTTCTGCCATTTTGTTTTCCTCCTATGTCTCAGTCGCCCGCTGAGATAAGAGGGATACGGCCTTTGGCAGGAGACCGTATCCCCACAGTACCACAATATGTGGCATTCTGTCAAGCACAATCTTCTCAGACGATTTCTCGAGAGAAGATGTGAACGCGCGAGCGAGCTTTCCCCACCCGTTGGTAATCATACGAAACGCCGGCCTTCTCGAGGAGCTGCGGGGCCAACTTCCTGACCTTCATCCCGACCGCGGTCGAGCTGTCATAGGTCTCGCCGTACATTCTCTTGACCTCATCCATCAGCTCCTGCGACGTGCATGACCAGCGCGATTCTGTTAAGGTCGAGTCCTCGTCGGCGAGGATCAGGTCCTCCGCTTCGGACAGACGCCACAGGATGGTCTTGACCAAAGGATCGGATTGAAAGTCCAGAATCTCTCGGTCTCGCTCCACGTCCTTCTCGTCGCCAAGAAGGATCCACCTGAAGCGGCTCCAGTCCATCTGGATGATCAGGTTACGCTCCTGCACGTCGCGGCCGGTGATGGACATCTTGGTCTCGTCGGAGCCACGGGCTGCTCTCGTCAGCGTGATGATCGTGTCCGCCGCGCCGGAGACGCCAGTCGATCCGTTAAGACGGGATACGAAGTCGGAGTCGTCTCCTCCCTTATTCAGGTGGTGGACCAGGACGACGGCGATGTTCTTGTCGATGGCGAACTGGTGCAGGGCGCCGAGCTCGCGGTAGTCGTAGCCGTACACACCCTCGGTCTTACCGGCAAGGCCACGGACTTTCTGAAGGGTGTCGATGATAATCATGCCGATAGATTCTTCGGTGGACTCGAGCAGCTGGTTGATCTGCGGAAGCAGCCCGTCCGTCAGGATCGGCGCCTGCTTGACCAGCAGCAGGTTCTCCGGAAGCTCCCTCCCGTTGGCCACCTTCTTGCTGCGCTCCTGGAGGCGGTAGTCGCCGTCCTCGAGCGCGAGGTAGATGACGCCGTCCTTATTGACCGGGAGGTCCATGAAGTCCGTGCCGGTCGCGACGGAGATGGCCATGTCCAGACACATCCAGGACTTACCGAACTTCGGAGGAGATGCAAGGATCGTGATGCCGTAGGGGATCATGCCCGGGATGACGAACTTCGGCGGGTCAATATGCCGCATGGAGAGGGAAGCCATAGACTCCGCCTCGAGGTGCTCGATCTTCTTCGGCTCAGACTCGACCCAGGTGCCGAGATCGTTGAAGTCGTCCCACGCATCGCGCAGCGTAGCCATGACCGACGCACCGGGCTCGTACCGTCCGCAGATGGATCTCGCTATGGTGTCAAGCTCCTCCTCCGGGAGGGGAGGATCACAATAGCGATCGTTATAATCTGAGATCGCGAAGCGGATACCTTGATAGTCCAGACCGGCGCCGCGCAGCGTGGCTGCGTAGGAGAACACGGTCTTGTTTCTCTGCCCCTCCGGTACATTCAACGCCCCATCGTGGAGATGTTTTTCTTTTTGGGGAACAGGCTCCGGGATAGGGTCGGCGCCATCGAGCACCTCGTCGGGATCGAGAGGAGTGCGACCGCCTTCCCACGTCCTGAAGTCCGCATCGAAGGCGATGGACGGCCAGAACATGAGACGCTCCGGCTGGTCGGTTGTCTCGTCGATCGTATCGGTGCCGATCCATGTTGAGACCTCGTTCGCGATCGCCGTGTACTCCTCGGCAGTTACCGGACGCAGCAGCGGGAAGACCCAGCGAAGTCTCAGGTGCTCGTCGGTGGAGGAGTGCGTGGTGTGGACGAAGTACACGGCGTCAGACAGGAGCTCGAAGTCTCGGATGGATTCTACTGTGCCGTTGTCCGCGTCGATCGTGAGAAGCGTTCGATTCTCCAGCGCAGTCTTCCTTCGGAGTCCGCCCTTCAGACGGCCGCCGACAAAACCGCCGACATCCTTTATTTCGGTACGCTGCTCGTTCGTGAGTTCGGGATACTCACCGACGGACTCGTCAGTGATCACCGGGTGCTTGAGCTTCTCGACGAGCTGATCCCAGGTGTACTCTACGATCTTTCCCTTTGGGTTTTTACGATCCTGAAATTCAGTTATCTCAATCCTCATTCTCCACACTCCTTGACAGAGCTTGCTGCGAGGGGAACCCATTCTTCCTACGCCACCGCCCGACGGAGCTGACGGACACCCCAGTCTCTTTTGAGATTTGTGCGTCAGTCTTGCCTCTCATGTACAGATCCTGAAGCGTCTGTTCGCTCACCGCGAGATGAGTGGCGCAGCCCATCGGGTTCGCGAGCTTCACGCCGCCCTTCTTCGGGAAATACTTCGTGCATTCATCGCCGGCAGGGCAACCGCGCATGTGGCCGGCGCGAAGGATGTAGTCGCAGGTTGGATACATGAAGTGGTTGACATTGTCGCAGAAGTACAGGCAGGTCTTACATCTCTCAGTCAGCGGCATGGGACGCCTCGATCTCTCCGCCGCAGGCGGCATATCCGGCCAGGTCCACCCAGTTGTCGCTCTTCGCGTGGCCTGACGCAACGCGCGCGATCTTCAGCAGGGCAAGCATGGCTGCCACGTCCTTCGCTGTGATATCGCCCCCGCCAAGGTAAATGTTCCAAAAGGCAGCGATCCGGTCAAAGTTCTGCTCCGGGGATCCGTAGTCTTCCTCGCGGTCTCCGACCACGCACTTGGCAGCGGTCTCCAAAATCTCTTTTCTCGTCATAGGTTCCACTCCTTAAATTTTTCTCTGGCTTCCTTCAGCGCCTCGCCGTGCAGGACGAACATACGGCGCTCCTCTATATCGAGGCCTGCGCTTTTCAGGTCAGCTAAAACGCGCGGCCAACGCTTGCACTCGATGTACCGTAGCTTCAAGATCATCCGGTAGTTCGTCTCGGACAGGGACTCGATGAAGGCCAGGACTCTGAGCTCCTGCCTCTCTGCCTCGGCCAGCTGGTAATAGTACTCCTCGCACACGTCCGCCAGTGAGGCAAGGACAGCGTCCCTGTCGGCTCCTCCCCCGCGAGGCATGCCGGACAGCTGGGAGGTGATGCTCGTCGCTCTCGCCTCAAGCTGACTCAGCTTGGACTGTAGGCGCTTGGCGTCCATCCGGGACTCGCGCACACTATTTAGAAATGCTCTTACGGGATCGTTTCTTTCCATTCGGTTTCTCCTTCTTAGCTTCCGGCTTGCCCCAGTTCGTCAGCTCGACGCCGCCGGTGAGAGACAGCTCCTCGTAGTAGGTAAGATCGGTTTGCCGCTGGCACTTTGGGCAGACGATGTAGTCCGGCTCATCTTTCCATCCGGAAGGCTGCTGCCCCTGCGTCTGGGCGTCCCAGTAGTCTCCGTACCGGATCATCCCCGGCAGCAGCACAAACTTCCACCGGCAAGCCGGGCACTGGAGGATGTCGCCGGAGTTCACGTACCCCGGCTTGGCGAAGTGGGTGCGCATTACTTTCTGGTTCATGCCTACGCCTCCTGTTTCAGCCAGTTAAGCGTTTCTGTCTGTTCTTCTGCGTTGGAATAGCAAATTTCTGCAAGTGGGCAACCCATCCCGCACAGATCGGTAGCACAGTACTGCCGGATTCTCTCAAGCCACCCAGCCAGTTCCTCATCCGTCATAGCGCGAAGCTGATCGCCGTGCGTTTTGGATTCCTTATAATTTCCAGCGCCTCCCATTGCCACACATGACCAACAAATTTCTTTGTCTTGCGGCTTATTGTCTTTCGCATTTTGGCAGGAAGGACAATACAAATCCGAGACTAACATCACTCACCATCCTCTGCATCAATAAGCCAAGGGAATTTTTTATCGAAACACTTTCTGCAAAGATGAAACGAACTATATCCATAAAGAGGATCATCTGCCGTCATACTAACGAAAGCCCCTTTATCTTCTCGGCTGTCTGTGTACATCGTCTTTTTGCACTCATCACATTGAATCATCTTGCTCATGTCTCTCCCTCTTCCTGTTTCACCGATTCTCTCCGCTCTTTCCGTGCGGCTTTCTTCGCGTAGAGTTTATCTGCTTTCCGTTGCCTCCGGCGTGAGTTTAAGCAGTAGTAGTGCCAGCCGAAATAGTCGGGGTGGAATAGCTTTCGGTGGTAATTTCCTTTCACGTCTCGTCCTCCTCTGCCTTTTCGAGCTTTCTGATTCGCTCTTCAAGTTTGCAAAGCTGTATTCTCGTTGAGAGGTCATTCCATGCAACTATTGCAATCAAGACAAGCACCGGGAACGGATAGAACCAAAAATCGCTCATGTCTCTTCCTCCTTCGCCTTATATAGCCACAATGCCAGCGCGATAGACAACACGAATTGCAAGGCAACTGTCATTCTGCTTGCGTTCATCGGCGCAACAAAATACGTCAGAAGCGCCTCGATAAAGAAAATTCCGAGCGCAGATGTGAGTACTTGAACGATACGTTTCATGTCGCTTCCTCCTTCGGCGGCTCTGGTAGTGGCATCCAATGGGTAGGCTTAAGTTCAATAATTTCATACATATCTCGCAAGTACCATTCCCCGCCCGAATAACTCGCCATCATAATATCGCCATCTTCATACACCAACACATAGTATCCATTCTCCGGCAACCGCTCCGTCACGGGAATCCACTTCGGCTTGCTCAGTTCCTCTATGGCATCGGCGGCTTCTGATAACAACTGCCTCATGCACCGCAATGGAGGCTTGTCAAAATAACTGCACTCAGATGGGCAATTGCATCCTTGTGAGCATGCGCGGCATCTTTCTTTCAGTTCGTCATACATCAGTTTTCCTCCTCACAAATGTTCACGATGTGTTCGCAAAATTTGTCAGGAATGCGAGATCTTTCTACGCTGTCCTTCAGACCTTGCGTTCCTGTCTTTGCTCCGCGAGGCGCAGCCACATGGCACGGGTCGCCGTTGTGGCACGGCGGCTTGAAGCGTGGGTCTGGATGATTTGTCCAGATATCTGTCGGTTTCATCCGTTTGTCACCATACTGGCAGTACGTTATCGTATAGCGAGGCAAGCCTTGCATCCACGACATCTTACGCATACCGCCTCGCGGATTTTCAATGAACCAGTACTTCGGTTCAAGCGCCTCTATCAGCCCCAGAACGTGCTGATCTACCTTGTCGCAGAATTTTGCGTACTCGGATACGGGGTCAAGGTTGCCTGTCTCCTGGTTCTTGCGCCTGTGGTGGCTGATGGCGGCAATTGAGAATGTGGCGCAATCGGGTCTTGCCCAAATCACATCTGGATGCCCGAACTTTTTGATAATGTCATCTGCTTGCACTTTGAGAATGTCTTCATATAGGTCGATGTTCTCAAAACGCTTGTCCCACTCTACGGAGAAAACTTTATGCCCCCGCTCTTCAAACGCTTTCCCGATTGAGCGAGTTCCGGCAAAGAGTTCAAGCACTTTCATCAGCTTTCCTCCTTAAACGCTTCCTGTTCTTCCTGAATATACCCATCGTAAATCTTAAACTCATCATCATAGACAGATGCCATTGCCACCATGCTTTCAGGCCATATTCTGCCATCTCGAAAATCATTCCAAGAATACCAATCCATATAAAAGTCTCTTTCAAGCGGGAACGGGTACGATTTTACAAAATCAATAAGTTCCTGCTTCGTGACAAACTTCCACTCTTGCATCATCTTTCCTCCCTCATATCAGCCCCGCAGTTGGGGCAGTATTTCATCCCGCAGTCTTTATAGCCACCCTGTACTTCATCTTTGCACACAGAGCACTTATAATAAAATCCGTAACTCTCTCCCATGCCGCATCCTTCTGACCAGTAATCCCCACGAATCCACTTCCCCCGCACCACAGACCGCATATCGGCGGCGGGGAAGTTTGCGATAATCTTGCGGATCGCATTTTTTGTTTCAGCCCATTTGCAACCCTCGCAATCTCCGTCATGGCAACAATGGTCGTTCGGCTCGAAAACCATATCAGCGCAATCCCAAATATCGTCTATTCGTTCAAGCAGAGCCTCACGTTCGATGTATTTTTTCTCAGCCATGCCCTACTCCCTCCAGTCATCGTAGATCTCAATGGACAGTTCGTCTGGGTAGTACGAATCGCTGCAAGAAAGAATCAGAGGTTTCCCGACTTTCTTCTCAAGGGAAACAAGATCCTCCAGAGAGTTGATTTCCACCTCAAAGCGGTACGCGATGATAACATTCGGAAGAGGCCCAGCATACACAGCACCGTCACACGGAGCTTCCGGAGCGCAGTCTCTCGCCGTCACTCCGTACTTTTTGTTGCAGTAGTTGCTGGTGCAAAAAATCGGAATCTTCATTTCTATCTCACCTCACAGATCGTATTTCTTGAACAGCGCCCGGAGCTTCACCTGAAACTCCTCGGCTGGCAGGTTCCGCTCCTTCTGGAGCAGCTTGTCTTTCTCTTTTTCGTACAGCTTCAGACGGTCCCCATAGGGGAGCAGCCGGATAGGGTTGGTTTCCTCAGTCTTCTTCACTCGGTTCTTCTCCTCTCTTCAGCACGTCGTCCACGAGGAGGACTCCGCAGGCAATAGACACGGCTTCGTAGTACTCATCAGCAATATCCCATACGCCTTTTGTTGCACGGTACTGCGCGAGTAACTGGGTGAGCCACTTAGCAGCTTCCTTATTCGTCATCGTCGTACTCCTCATAGTCATCGTCCGGCGGGTTATTCCACCACGCACCATTGGTGGCGGAGCAGTAGCCGGTCCGCTCGGTCTCCTGTATCCAAGGTGCGTCAGGGATCAGCATTCTCTTTCTCCTCTCATTTCTTGTCGGCTACCCACAGCCGTGCGCGGTATCGGACCCTGCCGGTGCGGTAATCGTAGTCTTCTTTCTTAAACTCCATATGCTTCGCAAGCTCTTCGGTCATCTTCCGTGCCAGATCAGCGAAGACCCTGTCGTCTGTGACGTAGCCCTTTTCGATCATGTACGGGTCGATCAGAGCGGTTGCGTCGACCGGCTGCGCGTTGAGATAGATCGTGTCGATGGAGAGCAACGGCATCCACCGAAGCACCGTGCCGCAGTACGGACACTTGTTGCTGTAGCCGATCGGCGCCGCGCAGTTCGGACAGTTGTAAATCGGCTTGTTAGTAGAATCGAGTATTGGCAAGACCGTCCCCTCCCAGATCTTTGTAGGCGTTGTACGCCTTTTCGTATTGGTCAAGCGGCACCTCGACACCATCCAGCATCAGCCTGCTTACGACGTTCAGATATTGAATGCGATCTTTGAGATCCACCGTTTGGCTCTTATGATCTACGAACGGCGTCCCGCAATACTCGCAGACGGTTCTGCGGATCGGGGCTCCGCAGTTCGGACAGTTACTCATTAGGATTCGCCTCCTGTTTCAGCCACTTCGCCCAGCAATCGACTTCGTATTCGTCAATCTCGCTGTCAACTCTGCGAAACGGCATGCAGCGAATACGAGCGAGTTCCCACGCCAGCTCCTCTTCGCTCATTCCTTTGATCTCGTCGAAGTGGGTCTTCTTCCCAAGCTGCCCCAGCTTCTCGCGCTGCTTTTTATTGATGAACTCCCGGATCTCCGACAGATCGACCTCGAAATGATCCGCGATGTTTGAGAGCCGTGCTTCGTCGGTCTCGTGAACGATCCGGCGGGTTATCTCCATGATGTCATTGTGCCAAGAATAGGCTTCCTGTATGAATGACTTGGCGAATCGGATGTTGTCATACTCGATACCAGGTGTCTTGTCCACAGAGAAGGCCTTGAACTTCGAGGCATCCAGCGTGATCCGCTTCGGAACGTGGATGCAGTGGTTGCCGTCCATGTAGTGGTTGAGTCTACCGTCGCTCAGAGCTTCCGACAGTTCGAGCAGATTACAGCCCCGGCAATCCGGACTTGTGCATCTCTTGCAGGGTATTTCAGACATCGGTTTTCTCCTTCCTTATTTCGACGACGATGCCGGCCTTCGCTTCCCTTAAACGAAACAGATCCGTCATAGCCTCGATCTGTCTCCGCAGCCGGACGATCTCCGCCTGATCGAGCTGGTGGACGCGCTGCAACTTTTCGATAGCTTCAGCTGCCGCAAGCATGTTGACAGCCTGCTTCACCTTAAAGATCGGGCTCCCGAGCTTCGCAATCAGCCCTCCGTCGTGGCGGAGATCCCTTACCAGATTCTCATAAGGCATCGTCTATCTCCTCTCCTGCGGGCACCACCCGCTGTACACACAGTCCCGACAGATCCCCCGGCAGATGCCATCGGAGTTGACGATGGCGTGAACAACGATCGCCCAGAGTATGATCCACATCAGAACGAGGATCCCTTTCTGCTGCATCACAGTGTCACCTCGATCGTCAGCTTCGCTCCGGTACCGGCGAGCGCCTGCAACAGCGTGGCGATGTTGTGGATGTCGATCTGTTTGACTTCTTCTTTCATGTGCTCGACGCAGGCGTCGCGAATGGTGTAGGTCTTCGGCTCCTCTTTCTCTTCCGAAGAGTCGGCAAAAACACACGAGGGCAGTTCGACCGGGTCGAACTCATTCGCGCCGAGAAACTTTGCCCATCCGTCGCGATCAATCGGCTTGCCACGCCCCGGCTTTCTTTTGATACCGAGGGAGCTCTTATATTTGAAGTAGTAGCTTCTGCTGACGCCGAGCATCTCGGCAATGTCTTCGCTCTTGGCGTTGTACGCTTCTTCCAGTCTCTGGATGTATTCGCAGGCGAGATCCTGCGGCCACTTCTTGAACTCCGCCCATGCGACCGGGACGTTCATGTTGTAGTTTGTGACTTCACTATTCAATGCTCTCTTCTCCTTCGCTGTCAGATTGTCGGAGGGGAGGCGGACGAACCGCCCACCCTTCCGCTTCTTATTGAAATCCCCGCGACCGATGCGCTTCCGCTCGGCGGAGGTCTGTCTGAAGATGTATTCCTCGTCGGTCATACGCCACGCTCCTCTAAATACCGGCGCCCTTCCTCGGTAATTTGGAAAACCGTACCAGAAGGAATGTAGTTTTCCTCTGCCTCCTTGAACGCCGCCCGGACCTCGCTCATGCCGAGCTTCTTCTCAACCGTCTGAATCTCGCCATCAAGGTAAACCTTAACAGTGATCGTGGCCTCAACCGTGTCCTCCGGGAGCCCAAGGACGGCATACTTTTCAGTCAGCCTGATGATATCGTCGGTCATTTCACGTACTCCTCGTAAATCGGGCGGCGCTTCTTCCACTTCGCCCAGCTGATCAGCTTCCACATAGGCGGCTCCTCGTGCAGCCACTTCTCATGGGCATATGCGTACTGGAGTTTCGAGTGCCACCGCTGCCGGTGCATCTGTTTCTCGCTCATTTCTTTCCTCCCGTTTTGTTGACCCAGGGGTCGTCCTTCCGATTCCACCGGGCCTTCATCTCGTCTCGCGCAAGCTCGATGGCCTGCCGGAGTGTGACCTTGTCGGCGTCGAAATAACTCGCAAGGTCCAGCTCGCTGCACCTCTCGCACTCGACCCGAGCCCTCACCAGAAACACCGGCGCCTCACCGAGCTCCTCGCCCAAAAGGAAGAACCGTGCCTGATCTCCCGGGATCTCTTTGTGCATGATCTGAAACGTCGCGGTCTTCCCGCAGCGCGGGCAACGCAGCGTCCCGTAGCAGTCGACGACTGTCCTCAGCAGTCTCTCTTCGCCAGTCTGGCGGAACGCTCGATGTCGTCCAGTCTGTCCACGATCCTCGCAAGGTTGATCGCGATCCACTTCAGGCACTCCGAGTCCTGGAGCTTCCGGCAGTCCTCCTGCTCCTCGATCTTCTTTCTGGTTTCCTGTTCTACCATTTTCTATCCTCCAACATTCCGGTGTACCCAAGAACTTCGACCACGTGGTCGGGTACGGGTACTTTATTCTTATGAGATCAGCCGTGAGCTGCGCTCTGTAGCAGTTCTCCGGACAGATCCCTTCCTCATAATCGAAGCAGTGGCAGGCGTCATGGTTCATAGTCCAGATCCTCCACGATGCAGGCCTCTCGGTCTATCCAGTCCGCGTCTCGCTCGATCCTCATCTGGAGCTCGCGCAGCTCGTGGTAGAGGAAGATGTCGACGCAGGTCACGATGAGGAGCGCCACCACCAAAAAGAAAATCAGCGCGTACATTCCTTCAACCTCCCGACCATGTTCTTGACATACGCCAAGGCGCGTTTCTGATCCTCGAACGTCAGCTGACTGCGATCGACCTCGGTCCCGTCCTCCATGAGGCGGTAGCTTTTGACCACGTACACCTCGCGGGTCTCCGGGACGATCTCGAATACCCAGTTGTTATCCATCAGCCGTCCTCCGCGCCGTCGTCCACGTACACCTGACCGGTTCGTTTGTCCACCATGAGCGGCTTCCATGATCCGTCGGGGAACTCCACGAACAGCCAGCCCAAAGAGCTTTTTACGATTTTCACTTCTTCTCCTTCGTACATCAGCTTTCCTCCCCAAACAGCTCTGGGTATTCCCACTCGTATTCTTCGTACTCTTCTTCATCGTTCTGTGCCTTGTCAAGCGCATCCTGCGCGTCATCCGCCTCAACAAGGACAAAGCCGTTATACCTGACCATGTATTTCATCAGCTTTCCTCCTTGACGTAATCCTTGAGCGCGTCCAGCAGCCCCTGCTGCACAGCGTCCTTATTCTGGAGGACCCGCAGGACCTTCTCGTCGAGCGTGTCCTTCGCCACGATGTAGTGAACGATCACCGGGTGCTCCTGCCCCTGCCGGTGCAGTCTGGCGTTCGCCTGCGTATGCAGCTCCAGACTCCAAGGGAGACCGAACCACGCCACCGTGTGGCCGCCCTGCTGAAGATTGATCCCGTAGGCAGCAGACGCCGGGTGGCACAACAGCATCCTGATCTTACCGGCGTTCCAGTCGTCGATGTCCTGCGGGCCGTCGAGGCGCCGAGCTTCCGGGAATCTCTCGACGATCCGGTCATAGTCGTGCTTGTAGTTATAGAACACGAGAAGGTTGTCACCGACCGAGTCGACCAGTTCCTGCAAGGTGTCGAGCTTCTTGTCGTGGATCTTAAAGACCTCGCCGCTCTCATCGTACACGGCGCCGTTCGCCATCTGGAGCAGCTTGTTGCTCAGCACTGCTGCGGTGGACCCGACGACCGCGGAGGTCATGTCCTCCATGGTGCTCAGCTTCCCATCCAGAAGGGGGAGCACACGATCCCGGAGCATCTGGTTGTAAACCCTGCGCTCCTTCTCATCGATCGTCACCTCGAGCACGTTGGTGGTGAGGGGAGGCAGCTCGAGCCAGTCTTCCTTACTCATGCTCAGGCACATCGGCTTGAGCTTGGCGTCGATCACGTTCCGCGCGCCGGGTTTGAGATTCCACTCCCAGATCACCTGACCGTTCCGCCGGCCGGGGTTGAAGTACTTATCCCGGTAAGCCCCGATCGTTTTCCCGAGGGCCTCGCCTCCGTCGATCAGATACATCTCCGCCCAGAGATCCATGTATCCATTCGGTGCCGGGGTGCCGGTGAGCCCGATCACATAGTCGCTCGCGCCGATCGCCCGGCGGAGCATTCTCCAGCGTTTGCTCTGGTGGTTCTTAAACGAGGTCAGCTCGTCGATGACCACACAGTCGAACGGCCACGATCCTTGCAGCCCCTCGACCAGCCACTGCACATTCTCCCGGTTGATGACGTAGACATCAGCGTCTACAGCGAGGGCGCGTTTTCTTTTGGCTGCGTCTCCGATAACACAGGAGACCCGGAGTCCGTGCAGGTGATCCCACTTCTCGGCTTCTCTGCTCCAAGTCGACTCTGCCACTCGGAGCGGAGCCACGACCAATACTCTTCTAACAACGGTTGCATCGATAAGCTCCTTTATTCTTGTTAATGTAACGACCGTCTTGCGTCAGCCGAGTCCCATATCAAGAAACAACGCGCAGCGGTCATGGTCCCGGAGGAACTTTGCTGCGATCTCCTGATGCTTCTTAGGTACGAACTCCATTGGCGGTCACCTCCTCATACATTTTCTCGAGCCGCTCTCGCCGTGCGATCCGCTGCTCCTTTTTCTTTTCTCGCTGCTCCCATAGCGGATGCTCGCAGCGTTGCAGCGCATCGCACTGTCTCTTCAGACACCCCCGCTTCTTAAGCTGCCGGGGAGTGAGCGCCTTGTGGTGCTTATAGCAGTAGGCGCAGCTGTTCGGCGACGTGCTGCCATAGAAGGTTTTATACTCACGGGTTTCCACGAGGCCTCCCCCTTCCAACAAGAGACGGGATCCCGAGCGACCGTCTCAGATTCCCTACCGTTTTCCGATCGATCCCAAGGAGCTCACCGATCTGGCGATCGTTCAGTCCCTTATCGACGCCCTGTTGGATGGCGTCTTTCCATTTGCTGTGCTTCCTCGCGATCTTACCGTACCGACCATCGGGACTGAGGCAGTTGACGCACTCGGGATACTGGCAGTTCAGGCACTTCTGAATCTCCTCCTGCTCTCTCATCTCTTGCTTTGTCATAGCTGCCTCAGTCCTCCTTAGTCTTTCATGTAGTAGTTGCATTCGTAACCGTCTGCTCTCAGCAGCAGGCCCGGCGCCCAGGGGATATTCGCGCCCATAATCGCGGAGACATCCTCGACCTTCGCAGTTAAGGGGGTAGTGATAATCACTTCGTCGTGAACGTGCCCCCTTATGCTGTACCCTGCGGCGTCCAGTCGGAGCATCGACTCCTTCAAACAATCTCTTGCTGTGGCCTGGACCAGATTCTCCGTGAGCTTCCCGCCCCACGTCTCGAGGCGCGTCCACTTCTTGGTCTTCTGATCCTGCCCCATGTACGAGAGCCCCACATTGCCCCACCTGTTCTCCGAATACTCAGCGCCCCAGTAGGCGATGCGTCTCCCGGAGGGAAGTGTCATCCAAAGGACCGGCTCCTCATAGTCGAAGCGGATCCCGCCGACGGTGCTCAGTGTCGAGCGCTTCCGTCTCACGCAGCGGATCGCCGCCTGCTCAAGGGATCGCCAGAGAGCGACGATATGTGGAGAGGCCTCTCTCCACTTATCCACGGTCTCGGCCATCTCCTCGTCTGACATACCGAGCTTGTCCGCACCGAACGCTTTCAGTGCATTGACACCGCCGCCGTACCCGAGGGCGAGCTCTGCGATCTTTCCCTTCTGCCGGAGGTGTCCGTTCACGCCGTGCTTCACGACAGGGACATGGAACATCTGAGAGGCCGACGCGCAGTAGATGTCACCGCCATCCCGGAAGACCTCCTGCCTCCAAGTCTCGGAGGCAATCCAAGCGATGACCCTCGCCTCGATCGCTGCGTAGTCGGCGACAATGAATTTCTGTTCGGGCTCAGGGATCAGTGCGGTGCGGATCAGTTCGGACAAGGTGCCCTGCACGTCTCCGTAGATAATGTCGAGGCCTTCCGCATCACCGGCGCGGACGAGCTGCCGTGCACTGTCGAGGTCGGCCATGTGGTTCTGTGGCAAATTTTGCAGCTGAACCAGTCGGCCTGCCCATCTGCCGGTACGACCGGCGCCGGCGAACTGAAAGCAGCCGTGGATCTTCTCGTCATCACAGGCGCTGCGGATCATGGCGTCGTACTTTTTGGTGCTGGACTTGGAGAACTCTGTGCGGAGCTGCATAAACTCTTTGCACTTCTCGTCGGAGAGACCGGCCACCACGTCGGCCACCACCTTTTTATTAAGGGAGGTAACCGTGACGCCTTCCTGCTCCCGCAGCCACCGCTTGATCTGCTCTGTGCTGTTCGGATTCTCCAGACCACTGATCTCCTGTGCCTTGGCCAGCAGCTTCTCCCGGTACGCCTCGCCGATCTCGACGGCGTTCGCCGCCAGCTGAAGATCGACCCGCATGCCGGCGTCGTTGATCTTCTGATCGAGAGCCCAGATCTTGTACTCGGAAATATCCGGGCGCCACTTCAGCAGCCGCTGGTAGATCGTGCGCTCGACCTCGACGTCTCGCCGGTTGTACTCGATGAAAACTTTCCAATCTTCCGGGTCATCTTCTCGACCGAGCTTCGTCTTC